GGATTGGGCTGCGGAAGTGGGACGCTGGCGGTCTGCGGCGGTGCGGTCGAGCCAACGGCGTCGATCATTTGCGGAGCGGCCTGCGGCGCTGCCTGCGCCGGCGGCTGCAACGACGGCGACTTCGCGAGGCCAGTCTGCGCGCCGCTCATATCGATACCGAGCAGCGATGACATGATGTCTGGCGAGTCGAATAAGTCCAAAAAGCCCGTGACACGTACTCCTTTAATTGCGACTACGCGTTAACCGGCGATGCCGAGTTGTCGTGCAAGGCCCGATGGTGCCTGCGACTTTATTTTTGCGTCGCGCTTTTCCTGCGCGGCCTGCCAGATTTCGTGGGGGATCACGATGCCATCGGTATGTGGGATGAACACTTCCGGCCCGCGCTCACCGACCACGACGGGCTTACCGCCCTTGGCTTTGCCACCATCGGCTAGGAAGGCACCGACGACGGAGCCGAGCATGGCGAAGCCTGAATTATCCGGCGCCGTGGTCGTTCCATTTGACGCAGTCTGGGAGGACGTGCCGCCGCCGACCGCGCCAGACACTTCGGTCTGGTTGGCGAGTTGCGCGGCTTGAAGCGGATATTGCTGCGCCAAAAGCCACTGGTTGTAGTTGGCGTTAAGTTGCGCTTGATTCTGCGCGGTAGATTGCTGGCCCATGGTGTTTTGCAATGTGGCAGCGTTGGTCTGCATATTATCGACGGAATTGGCGGCAGCGAGCTTATCGGTATTCGTATCCTGTTGCGCGGTGAGGCTGTTGGCCGCCGTGTCTTGCGCTGCGGTGAGGCTGTTGTTCGCATTGGTGGTCGATGCCGAAAGCTGATTGGCGCTGTCCTGCGCGCCAGCGCCGATCGCGGTATTAAACGCGCTGGTATAGGCACTCCCGACGAGGCCCTGTTCTTGCAAACTGTTCTGCGCGTTCTGGTTCTGCTGCAACATGGTCGCGCGTGGATCACCGAACGCACCTGACGAGGTCGCTTGTCCCTGCGTCAACTGGCTTTGGAGAGCTTCTTGATTGTTGAGGTTTGAGACTTGCGGCGCCAACGCATCCCCGACGTAAGCATTCATGTACGGCGACATATTCGAGGCGATGCTATTCGACGAAACATTGTTCGCCGTAATGCCGTTCGTCGATATCGGCGTGGCCGCGCCCATCGCAAGATCGTTGAGTGTTCCGCCTTGGGCGGTCGAGTTTGCAAGAGTATTTGCAGCATTCTGCGACGCGACCTGCTGCGGGCTGAGCGTAGCGACCTGCTGCTGGGTGTCTGGCTGAAAACCGTTGGTCTGTAGGGCGGCGACGGCGTTGGCGTTTTCGTTCGTCAGGTTTGTGACAGCGGTGCTGTTGGGTGTCGTCTCGCTGGCACCGTTGCCAGACGTCGACGACGTCGTGGTGCTATTACCGAAGCACATGATTAGCCTCGTCGTTTGCTTTTGTTGAAGATGATAAGGCGCCCACGGCGCTCGTCGTAAATGTGTAATTCAAGGTCTGATTGTTTTGCGACCGCGATGCCTTCACGAAGCAAAGGCCGCAGGCATTGAGAGGCCGGGAGTACGCCAAGCCAACGGTTTGCCAGAAAGCCGATCTTGCTGTTCCACCAAAAACGCGGGTTCACGACGCCAAGCGTTCCAACCAGCATGCCGCCACGAATTGCCATCCATGCAATGTCCTGGTTGACCACGCGCCATATCTCGTTCGCGCTATCTCGGTGTTCGATCACCCCAGGTAGCTGCGGGCCCATGACGACGCACAAGAAACGATGAATAGCGATCACGTCGTCGTCTGTCTTGGCGTAGCGGATAATGAGCGGCTCGCGCTCGCTTGGGGGCTTTGGCAACGTCGTATCGGCAATAGGATGCTGGGCGCCTTCACTGATGATGCCACCAGATTGAACGCTGCAGATCACGCTTCTGTCTTGCATTATGTCGTCCGGTCGATGCCGCCCTTTTGCAAGGCGGTAATGAGAGTCGCCAGGACAGCGGCGATATTGGCCGCAGTCGGAGACGTCAGATTGAGCGCGTAGGTTGGCGAGAACGTACCGCTGATCGAGAAATTCTGCGCGATCTCTACCGGGTCGTTCTGGTGGCTCGCAGTCTGTATTGTCACCAGCGCTGCGGCTGGATTGTTCGGGTTGATCGTAACGGGGCCCATGATAGTTATCCCTTACCGGCGCGTGGCCGTGGCGCGTCCCTGCGCGACAGGGCGACCCATGCGCATGTAATTGCCGAGATCGCTCGAACTCATCGACAGGCTGATGTAGCGGCCGGACACCCTAAAATCCGTAATGCCAGCGGAGACGTCGGGGACGATTTCTGTGTCGGTGTCCATCGGCGCGATATCGGTCATGCGGTCATAAGTATTGACCGTCGCCGTGATGTTTCCGCTTTGCTCGAAGAAGTCTAATTCAATGCCCTCGATGTCGAGGTTGACGAGGGCGTTGCTCATCGCATAGGGCGCGAGCTGCAAGGACCACGTTAGCGGTTGCCCGTTGTCGTCGTAAATGCCGCCGAGTGGGTCATGGTTGTAGAAATAGCCGTCGGTAGCACCCATGACTGGCGACGTGTCGCCTTGCGTGAAATGCGCTCCGCAACCGCGACCGGCCGTGACCCCTGCGCTGGAATAGAACAATCCAGTCCCCACCGACCAGCATTGGTCGTTGATGTGGAAGATGACGTATGCGCTCGGGTTGACGTTGCCTTTGGTGGTGTAGAAGAACCAGATTTCGTTATATTTCGCGACAAAGACCGCGTGCGACTGATAGACGTAATCTGTGTCTATGCCGTCGAACACGTATTTGCGGATTTCATTTACGAGCGGCGCCGGCGAAACCGTCCCATTATAAACGTAGAAATTATCCGCCCCCATCCAGTACGCAACACCAGCGACAGTGACCGCGGCTCCTGGCGCGATCAACCCGCAATCGTTGCCGACCAAGCTCGAATTATAGACGAATTGGCTGCCGGTATATTGGAATAAGAAGCAGCAGCTATCGCTCCAAATGAGCGTGAGGAACGGTGCGAGCACGCGCCCGCTGACTAGCTTCGTGCCGCCCTGCATGGTGCGGGCAAATGCGGTGTTGGTAGTAGCGATCGTCCAGGTGGTCGGGTCGCCCTGGCTGGAAACATTGACCACCATTTCGTCGCACAGTGCGAACACAAAGCGTTCCGGCGTCACCACCATGGCCCGGAAATCAGTCGGCGCGCCCATGGCGTAGCCACCAAAGGTGGTCACTGCGCGCGGCCAAGGTTCGGCCTGCGTTGGATCGAATGAATAGAGTGTGCCGCCGTTATAAGTGGCGAGCAGCACATCGCCAAAATGATCGAGCGACCACACGCGCGGTTCGACGCCGGTAATGTTTGGATCGGACGGCGGCGCACCCCATCCAAGGCTGCCCCATCCGCCACGCCCCCAGCCGATGCCGGAGGTGCCAGCATCGACGCCAGCGGGAATGAGAAAGACGAAGCTGCTGTTGTTTCCGCCGCCGGCGCCGGTGGCATTGGCCGTGGTATTGGCGATCACCGTGAAATGAATGTCGTCGACGATGCTGGCGACCGTAAACTCACCATTCATCTCAACATTGTTGAAAGTCACGGCTCCGCTGAAAACGACGGGCTGCCCGACCACGGGCTGCGTTGCGAGGTCCAGCACATTCCACGCCACAGTGACAATGTTTGAGCTGTTGGTCGTGCTGAACGGACCGATGGTAGCAACCTTGCTATCGAATCCGGTGCCACCGCCCCAACTTATCGGCAGAGTGACGGATCGCCCAACCACAAAGAACTCGCCGGGCGCTGTAACCGTGAGGCTGGTAACGGCCCCCCCTGACACCACAATGGTAGCAGCGCCGTTGACTGAGCCAGGTTCATACTCTTCTTCACAACCGATCGACACATTGGTAAAGGTGCCGTTCGTATAGCCGCTGCCTCCCACCAGACCGCTTGTGGTCAGAAGACCGCCGTAGGGTAAGGTTCCTGATGTCGTCTCCGGCGTAATGTCGGTGAGATTAAATCCGGAATCAAAGGCATACAGGTTGCTGTAGGTGCCGGCCGCCGCATAGCGATTTTGAATGTAGTCCTGCCAGCAATGCACGGCACGCGGGGTGCCGTTCGTGGCTGTGGTAGTTATTCGGACGTTGCCACCGACCTTCTGCGGCTTGCCGTTGACGAAACGGGTTTTGTCGCAGCCGATCCAGCGTCCCGCTGCGGCGCGCGGCGAGTCCGTCACGATGACGCCGGGCGGCACGACAATGGGAATTGGGGTTAAGTCCGCCATCGGCTTACACCGTTGCGCCGGCCGCGTTCACCCAAGCAGTGCCATTCGACCAGATCGGAATACCCAATGTGGTGTCGAACCATGGCGTTCCGGCTGGACACTGCGCGACGCTCGGGCGCCCGCTGGTCGTGCTCGTGCCTGGCAATGGGTAATAGTAAAAGTTATTGGCGCCGTCGCACATTCCGATGCCCCACGCGGAATTCTGCGGAATGACTGTTGCCGGCTGCCCCAGCACCTCCATGGTCAGGTTAAAGGCGCCAGTCGATGCGTTGCGGATAAACCAGAACTTCGACAGGTTTGGCAGCGATACCGTTTGAAGGCTCGTCAGCGTGCCGGTAAAATTAAACCCGGCATAGGCAGCAGCACTCGCGCCGTTTGGCGGCGCGTTCTCCGTTAGATCGAGGCCGCCGGTTGGTGTCGACACAGTGACGTCGAGAATCCCGGCGATGGCGTTCTCGAACACGGCAAAGACGGCATCATTGCAATTCTGTCCCCATGTGTTGACGTCGTTACCTGTGCCCATCTGTAGAAAGCCGAGGATGGAACTATAGGTGTCTGCGGTCATTGCCTGCTACCTTCACGGTGTATAGGTGTCGATTTCCATGCCGCGCATGTAGCCGTCGTTCTCGATGCTGATCTGTTGAACGAGGCCCTGCAGGCGTTGAACGCATTTCTGGTATTCGACGTTGTCTTTCATAAAATCCGCCGCCGCAGCCTGGCATGAGGTGCGCATCAGTTGCGGATAGCGATTGGTGAGGAAATTGCTTTCGTTGCTCGCTGACAGCAGCGGCAGGCTTCGGTAATATTGCATCACGCCAAGCGTCTGCTGCGTAAACGCGGTATCGAAATAGACCGTCTCGTTCCAGATCCCGAACCAGTCGGGAAAACCTTGGATCAGGTTGTCACAAAGATAATTGACCGCGGCGCCACCGCCCGCACCGGAGCCGGTAGGCGTTGTGCCGAGCGAAGTAATATCAATGGTGAAATCGTCGGCGTCGGTAATCGCTGTGACAGGGAAAGTGCCGTTGATGGTGGCGCCGTTGAACGCCGTCGCGCCGCTAGTGTTGAAGATCGAGTCCTGGCTAAAGCCGTTGCCGGCCAGATTGACCGATACGATGTTCGAGCCGGTTGTGGTCGTGAACGGATTGGTGCCGAGCGTGCCGGAGAGCTCTGTGTAGTTCCTATTGCGCTGGACGAAAGCGCCGTCCTTATGCCGGGCCGGGCTATTGAAGGACGTAAAGTTGATGCGGCCGATCGGGTCCAGGAAATATGCCGGCAGCGGAAAATTGGCCCCACCGATCCCCATGCTGAAATTGTAGGTCGCGGTCATTTCGCGCGTTCGTATGGCCGAATAAATAAGCGCTTGAGCTTCATCGAGAATCGTCGGAATATCTAATTTTGTATAATTCGACCAAGTAGCAATAGCCCCTGGCGTGCCGCGGCTCCCTGTTAGAGATGTGTATGTCATCGCCATTGGG